AGCCTACGCAGACACAAGCGGCAGATTTTATGCAAGACAAGATTTTAGAAATGTATCATCAAGCACTTTAACCTGGACACAAACAGATACTTTAGTAGTAAACGATACAACATCTTTACAAGTATATCGTAATGGTCAAATACTTTTACCAAGTCAATACACTGTACCTACTAATGCCTCTGTTGTTATCGGTGCGACTGCTTATAAAATAGGTGAAAATTATACAGTCATTTTACCTCGTGGAGGTGGTGGAGGTGGAAGTGGCAGCGGATCACTTACCTCAATATCTGGAGGCACTGGCATTACAGTATCACCTAATCCAATCACAACCACTGGCACAGTCTCCGCAGACTTATCTGTATTAATGGAGTTAACAGATACTACTTTATTAAATCTTACTACAAGGTTTGCGACTAAACAAAATAATATTACATTAACTACTACAGGCAGCAGTGGAGCTTCTACATTAAGTGGTGATACTTTAAACATTCCACAATATAGTGGCGGAGGCAGTGGCACAGTTACCAGTGTAGGTAGTGGTTACGGATTACTTGGCGGCCCTATAACAACAACCGGTACACTAACAGTTGACACATCCACAGTCTATGACTTTGTCAGAGATAGCATTGTGGCAGTTGAAATAGGAGGAGATACAATTAAAATAATTAAACAGGAATACGAAAATGTTACAAGTGACACATTAGTATTTACTATCCTCCCTAAATTTCCTATTCAGTTAAGACAGTTTATTTTACTTTTCCGCAATGGGCAGTTACTACTTAATGACCAGTTTTCCGTTATTGACACAAACAAGGTTAAGGTAGCAGCCACATCTTTTAAACTTGGCGAAAATTACACCTTAGTCACAGTTAGTGGCATTGGCTCTGTTTCCTCCGGACAAGGCAATCCAATCTATCCAGAGGCAGGCATAGCCCTATCAACAGGCACAACATGGACAACATCAATTACAAATAATTCAAGTAATTGGAATACTGCTTTTACAGATAGATTAAAATGGGATGGAGGTAGCACAGGTTTAGTAGCAGCGACAGGGCGAACAAGTTTAGGAGGCACAACGGTAGGGCAATCAATGTTTACCTTAACAAATCCTTCTGCTATTACCTTTCCAAGGTTCAATGCTGATAACTCTGTTACGGCATTATCTGCTGCTAATTTTCGTACTGCCATAGGAGCAGGAACTGTAACAACTGTTACGGCAGCCGCAGGCACTCCGATAAGCATAACTAATAATACAACAATTCCAGAACTTACAATGAATGCTGCATCGGCAAGTGTGCCAGGTTATTTATTATCTGCGGATTGGACTACATTTAATAATAAACAAAATGCTTTATCTAATGCAAGTACATCTGTAAGCGGTATTTTAACCTCAACAGATTGGAATACATTTAACGGTAAACAAAATACTATATCACTTACCACAACAGGCACAAGCGGAGCTGCTACTTTAATAGGTAGTACCTTAAACATTCCAGAATACAGCGGAGGCGGTGGAGGCTCTGGCACTGTAACAAGTGTAGGCTTAACTGCACCATCTATATTTACTGTTAGCGGCTCACCTGTTACAACTTCTGGCACTTTGGCATTGACATATAGCGGTAATGCTTTACCTATTGCAAATGGTGGTACAGGTGCAACCACTCAAGCAAATGCAAGAATAACATTAGGAGGTACAACAAGCGGTATATCACTTTTTACATTAACAAATAGTGTTTCTGATAAATTTATAAAAGTTAATTCTAACAATACTATTACTTTATTAAATGCAGACGATACAAGAACTGCTATTGGTGCAGGAACGGGCAATGTTTCAAGTGTAGCAATGACTGTACCTACCTTTCTATCTGTATCTGGCAGCCCTGTAACATCAAGCGGTACATTGGCTGTATCATTAAGCGGTGTTCCTTTGCCTGTGTTAAACGGTGGTACTGGAGGAGCAAATGCGGCAGACGCAAGGAATGAATTAGGTGCAGCTTGTAAATCATGTAATGAGACATTAACAGGAAATAAAACATTTAGTGGTACGGTTACTTTATCATCTGTATCTGGCACTGCAACAAGCGTTATTGGTAGGAGTAGCACAGGGCAGGTGGTTGGAGTTACAGTAGGTAGTGGATTATCTTTAGCAAGTGGTACATTGTCTGCAAGTACAGGTAATTATACAAGATATACAGGTACATCAATAACAGTGCCTGCAACTGATAAATATGTTGATATACATAATAGTGGAACTGTTACTTTAACTCTTCCAAATGCAGCAGATTATACAGGTAAAGAAATTGTTGTAAAAAACAGTATTACTACACTTGTAAGGTCTGCAACATCTAATATAATTTCATTTGCATTAGGTACTACTCCTGCTGTTACAACTATTTTATCTGGTAGTACAGAAGCAAAATTTGCAGTATTGGTTAGTGATGGCACATACTGGAGAATTTTACAAGCAAACTAAAAAAAACATAAACATGAAACAACTCCTTTCCCTCTTCCTCTGCCTTTTGCCTTGCCTTGCATGGGCACAGTACCCGAGCAATGGCAATCAAAAAATAACGCTTGGAGAACAGACAAGTGCCGACGGGCTTGTATATCGGGGCGTGGCTGCAACTGATACGGTAAGAAAGCCTTCCATTGACACTATGGCTTACATGGTTCTTGATACAACGACAAATATAATGTGGCACTATAAAAAGGCAACGAGTAACGCATGGTTGCGTTTAAACCTTTTGCCAAGCGATACGGCTTCGATGCTTACAAATTATTACCGAAGTGGCAGAGCATTGGGCACACCTTCAAGCGGTGTTTTAACAAGTGCAACGGGCTTGCCATTGACAACAGGAGTAACGGGAACTTTGCCTGTGGCAAATGGGGGAACGGGAAGTGCAACGCAAAACTTTGTAGATTTAACAACAAATCAAACTGTCGGAGGGCTTAAAACATTTAGTAGTATATTTAAATCAACAGCGACAGTAAATGCGGTATTTTCTGCACAAGAAACTGGAACAGCGGCAAGATATTTTGTGATAAGAAATACAAGCGGTGGTTTACTTGCAGGCACTGAAGGTACAGATGGTAATTTTCTTATAACTAATTCACCAGCATATTATGGAGTAATAGTAGCAAGAAGTGGTTTGGCTATTTCAGCAAATGACGCTACCGAACACATGAGAATTACAAGTGATGGAGAAGTAAATATAGGTTATGGTGGAACAGATAACGGTGCGTACAAATTACAAGTAAATTCACAAATATTTGCAACCAACGCAACTATTGCAACATCTGATATAAGATTTAAAGAAAATATACAACCTTTAGATAAAGGATTAGAAATTATAAATAAATTAAAACCTGTTAAATTTAATTTTATAACAACAACAGAAAATAATTTTAGTGAATTTGATGAAATAGGTTTTATTGCTCAAGATGTTGAAGGGGCGTTGGCAACAGAATTATTTGCCAAAGCAGTTGTAAAAAAATTAGATGAGGATAAAGACGATAGCGCACTTGGACTAATGACTGAAAAGTTAATACCTATTTTAGTAAAAGCCATACAGGAGCAACAAGCCCAAATCAAAGCCCTTGAACAAAGAATTATTAACCTTGAAAATAAATAAAATGAGATATCTATTTTTATTCCTTCCCTTGTTTTCCTTTGCCCAAGACGTTGTCAAAGACACGGTGTATATCCAAAAGCAAGGAAACATTTATTACATTATTCAGCAAACGACTTTGTCTGATAGCACAGTCACAGGCTCAAAGCAAATATTGGGAGATTCTGCAACTGCTATTCAAAGCCTTGTTACCGATGCTGAAAGGCAAAGTAACACGATTGCTATTCATGCAAAGCCTATTATCACAAAAGGCAAAGCCGTGCAAAGGATTAATTACTACAATGATTTGCACGTTCAAATTAGTGGTAAGCCTGTGTATTTTACAACGGCACAAAGGGATACGGCAAAGTTTGTCGGTGACTGGAGGCTAAACTTTAACGGTGAAATTATTGATGGAGTGATTGAGTTAAACAACAACAAGCGTTTAATCTTTAATCCAGACAATGGCAAGGTGTATTCCATTTCAACCAACCTACTTTTATCTACATTTACCAATCAAGTTTCCTTTGCATTTAATGGCATTAAATATGATTTGTACAAGTACGCTGATGGCAAGTTTGCAACGGTGGATGGGGATGTAAGGTTAATAAAACTTGAATAATGAAAGCAGTTATTTACAACATTTTTAAACTTGGTTACGATGGCATTGCCTATTCCATTTGTTGCGGAGTGCTATTCTCGTTTTTCTTACCCATCAAACATTTTTTGATTTTTACAATCTTTGTAGTTTTTGCCGACACAGTCACGGGAATCATGGCGGCAAGGAAAAGGGGAGAGCTGATAACGAGCAAAGGGCTTTATCGCACATCGCAAAAGGTGGTGACCTATTTCTGTGGTATAATGATTTTTCACGGGGCAGGAATAACATTTGGATTGCCTTCGCAAATAACATATTCTGTGAGCTTTATTATTGCAGCCACTGAATTGTTTAGTATTTCGGAAAATATAAAGTCCATAACTGGAACAAATATTGGTACAATTATTCTTAGATTTTTTAGACGTTAAAAACAAATAACATGGTACAAACTAATTTAAAAGATGCCCTTAAAAATGCAGAGGGAATAAAGTCACCAATGGGCGACGTGGCTTGTTACTCAATGAACTTTGCGGAGTTAGCCTCGGAGATAAATGTTCATCTTGAAGGCAACAAGGTAAAATTCACATGGAGAGAATACATCCAACTGGCTCAAATCATTTGGGATAAAATCAAGGAGACAAGCCGCGAATGTGCTGGGAAGGAGATAGAGGTAAAATTACCTGCAAAGCTATCATTGATAAGCGCAGCCTTTGCTCTTATTGGATTTAAATTATAGGCGCAGAGAAGTCGCT